TGTTATGTTAGAAAAATTATTTCACACAAATTTTGGCAGAGTGGTTGGTGTTTTTACCATAGCTGTTTCAACTTGGCTTGGTACTGTCTTGGTTGGACACTGGCATATAAAAGTGGCATCACCACAGTATGTTGATCAGCAAGTCAAAGAGGCTGTTGACAGCGTCCAAGCTAAAATTATTCTTGAGGACAAGAAGATCAAACAAGAACTTCTTGAAATTAAAATAGAAAGTAATAACTATCAAGAAAAGCTGTTCAATGAATTTCAAAAAATGAGAGAGTCTGCAATGGTTTTTCAAACTCAGATTTCATCTGATATGACCTATTTAAAGAAAACAGTAGGAGACATAGAGCAAGATATAAAAGAAAACGAAAAGAGACTGAGAGAAGTTGAATCAAGAAATTAAAGATATTAAGTCTAAGCTATTCAAGGACATACAGAATAACTTCGACTTAGTAGAAGAATCTGCCACTTCTGCCTTAAAAAATCATAGATGGAGATCTAGCAAAAGATTTGAAAATGATAAAGTTCTGGATGCATACTCTCTATATTTAAAGGAAAAAAAGGCAACAAAGTTTTATTTTAAAAAACTCAAAGCATCTAGAAGCCCAGAAACGTTATTTAATTGGCTTCAGGAATACTCTAATTCTTTTGAAAAAACAGAAGAAAATATAAGAAATTTAGGGACCTTGATAAAAAAATAACTAATATGGGGTTTATTTTTCTCATTTCTATATTGTTATTGTAATATAAACTATGAAATGGCAAAAAACAGGTACAAATAAAAAAGGAAAAGGAGAATATTCGGCTTCTTGCGACGGCGAAAAAACTACTTTTAACCTTGGTGGAATGATAGTAGTTCAAGATTTTACATCTCAAGAGGATGCTGTTAAATTTTTAATTGCCAATAGCTATATGCCTTTTGATATAGATGGATCATCCAAATCTAGTGAGGAAGTTGAAATATCAGAAGAAGAGCCAAAAGAAAAGGTGGCAAAATCTGTATATGAACTTAAAGAAGAAGTGATAAACCAGCTAGAAGAAGACGAGGATCTAGAAGACGAAGACGAAGACGAGTGGGAATACGATCTAGAAGACGACTCCTAATCTTTTTTAAAACAATAGTTGAAAAATACTTCTTTATGCCTAGAATAGGGCATGAAAAAGATTTTAATTACAGGTGTAAGCGGTCAAGACGGATCGTTAATGGCAGACTATCTTTTAGGATTGGGTCACGAGGTATATGGGCTGGTCAGGCACTCTGCTTCAACAAATGATCGAAATTATGCCCATAATCTAGATAATAAGAATTTTCATTTAGTTGCTGGTGATATTACAGATTTCTCTTGTATGTGTCACATAGTCCAGAGTATACAGCCAGACTATTTTATCAATTTAGCCGCAATGTCTTTTGTTGCTGAAAGTTGGAATTCTCCAGTATCAACATTTGAAATAGATGCCAACGGAGTTTTATACTGCTTGGAAGCCATTAGGCTTCATCAGCCAAAGTGCCGTTTTTATTCGGCAGGAACAAGCGAACAGTTATCCGAAGTAGATTATGTTCCTCAAGACGAGAATCACAAAAGAACTGCTAAGTCACCATATGGAGCAGCGAAAATAGCTGCAGAGCAGTTGGTTAGAGTTTATAGAAATTCTTATGACTTGTACGCCATTCATGGTATTTTGTTTAATCATGAAGGTATTCGAAGAAACGAATGTTTTGTGTCTCGCAAGATTACAACTAATGTAGCTAGAATAAAAAAAGAATTAGACGAAGGAGAGATTCCTAAACCGCTAGAAATAGGTTTTTTAGATAGCGAAAGAGACTGGTCTGATGCTGAAGATTTTGTTCGTGGAATTTGGATGATGTTAAACCAAGATGGTTCTCCAAAAGAGTACGTATTATCTAGTGGTGAGTGCCACAGCGTTAGAGAATTTGTCGAAAAAGCATTTGAAGTGGCTGGAATCAAGGGACTTTGGGAAGGCGAGAAAGAGCTAGAAAAATATACTATGTCTTCCTCTCGTTATCACGCGAAACAAGTCGATCTGGTTACTATAAATCCAAAATTTTATCGCCCCTTCGAAGTTACCAAGCTACATGGTAGTTATGCAAAAATTAAAAAGGATCTAGGATGGGAACCAAAGATTAATTTCGAAGAGTTAGTAAAGAAAATGGTAGATAACGATATTAAACTGATTAACAGTTAATATGTCTTATTTGACTCATAACTTGCCAACCTTTACTTGTTTTATAAGAAACGAGTATCTTTTTAATCATGAAAAGGGTCATAAAGAATATACATCATGCGATGTACATTCTGTTACTTCATTGGAAAAAAGAGTCCCCTTGTTTGAGTGTTATTTAGATAACGGTGTAAACTGGACAAGAAGGCCAATAACGGCTTTATGTTGGAAAGAGTGCGATCCTGTACCGCTTGAAGAAACAATGTACTGGGACTGTTTCTCTCCGTATGTAGACGTAGGCATAAGAAGTAGATTGAAAGGCCTTAGGGCCATACTTATAACCCCCTCTAACAAAAGAGAATGGGGGGAATATATGTTCACAATAGATTGGGGATGGGAAAACAAAGCAATATTAGATACAAACTTCTCAGAGCACCCTGAACATAAGTGCGCTCATTTATTTAAGATGGAGAATGGCAATTTCTATGCTTATCCTAACAACAGAATTATTTGGCACGATGATGCTTGGGTCGAGAAGCCATTAACATCTAATCCTGGATATCAAATAGATCAGAACTTCTATAGCGTAGAAAATAAAAGGGTGAAGTACACCGACAATTCTTTTATGACGGAGTTCACCGACTTGCACTACACAGATTCAAAATAATGGAGTTGTATTTTGATCACATTTGTGGCAAGCAAGCGGATCATGATTTTTTACACTGTTTAGTTAGCGCAATAGTTGAAAAGGACGAGGAACAAGAAGCTTTAGACAAGGGCTGGTGTCCTTCAAATATATGGTATAACCAAGAGACGGATTTCCTAAAAGACAATAAAATAATTTGGTATCAGAGCCGTCAGGCTAGATTAGATATAAGCAAGCATAAAAGAGTAAATAAAGAGACTAAATGCTGGAAAAGAGTAGAAAAAAAGAATATTAAAATAGAGGTCACAAAAACCCCTGATTTTAAAAAATTATACAAAATTTATTTAAAATATGTAAAATACAAAAAATTTACTCATATTTTATCAGAAGAAGATTTTTATAATGTTTATGATACTAACAGCGACATCTATATACTGTATGGAGATGTGGCTTTTACCACTACAGAAATAGTTGGTAGCAGTCTTATAGCTCACCAATTTTGCTGGGATTATGCTGACCCAACTTTGGGTTTAGGCAGATTCTCTACATACAGAGAAATCTCGTTAGCTAAAGACTTGAATCTAAAATATCTTTATATGGGTCCAAGTTACGAAAGTCACGCTAAATATAAAAGCTCATTCCCCGGTTTTGAGTTTTGGACTGGTAGAAAATGGTGTGATGATAAAGAAATATTTGATAATTTATTAGAAAACGACGAGAAAAGAGATAATATAGAAAATATTACAGAATATTATGATTATTATTTTAAATTATTAAATATTTAATATTGACAATCAATACATCTTATGGTATATTGGTTTGAATGGAAGATAAAGTATTAAAAAATAACGAAGACTCTTCAATGATAGAGATCAATAGTGCGGTTGATTTATCCAAGTATAGATCAAACTCTCTGATTGTAGCTAAAATCGACAAGTCTGTTTTAGAAAACGAAGAAATGTATAACGCTATGCGAAAGCTTTTCGACGATCTCAGATTAAAAGTTGACATTGATGATAGTACCCATTTTATTATTACCGCAGAAGAGGTTGATATTCATTCTTGGACTGAACAAGAGCTCTCTGAAATCGGTTGGTGCAAGAACAAATAGGTCTATTAATGATTAAAGCAATCTTCCAGTCTACAGGATTTGAATCTGGCGAATTTGGTAAAAAGGGTAATTATATTTTTTCTGATATATCAGAAGATAATGAGCCGTTGGCTGATAAATATGTTTTTTCACAGCTAAAATGCATTAAAAATTTAAAGCCCAAAAAGGGAGATGTATTCCAATTTAATGCGGAACTCGACTATGAGGATGGTTTAAAGATTAAGAGACCCAAAAACGTAGTTAAACTTGATCTATCGCACTTAAAAGAGGGGTACGAGTATTGTCTAACAAAATTTTTAAAAGAGAGCAGGGTTGTAACAAAAGAAGATTCTAGAAACGAGAAGGTCGCATATATCAGAATGACTACCCTTTTTGGAGAGAAGCTGTTTAGATACATAACTTTATCTTTTAAGTTAAATTCTTTACACTGGTTTACTACCGAGGATGGTCTAAAATTTTGTAAAGAAGAGAAATTTAAAATGGATAATTCCGAGAAGGACATTATTATTTATAAGGAAGAAGTTAAGCTTGAAAAAAACAAGATTGGCGATGATATACATACAAACAATAAAAAGAAAAATTTAATCGGATTTTTAAAATAGAAATATAATTATGACAGCAAAAAAAACAAAAAAGAAAGCAGAAGGTTTAACGCCAGAAGAGCTATTGACTCAGACTCTTAAAGACAATAAGACAGATCATTATAACTTTGAGAAAACAACTTATTATGAAATAAGCCAAGGAAGCTTACTTTTAGATTTGCATGTTGGAAAAATCACCCCTGGAGTTGTTCGACATGTTGGCGTTTCAAGAGGTGGAAAGACCTCTCAAATGCTTGAAGATTTAAAACAATTTCTAAAAGCCATGCCAGATGGAAGAGGGTTCTGGGTTCTTGCCGAAGGACGCTTGAGCGAGAAAATTAAAAAGCGTTCTGGCTTAAAATTTGTTTATAATCCAGAAGATTGGGTTGATGGTTCAGTATTCGTATTAGAGTCTAATGTTTACGAACTGGTCTTTGATACTATTAGAAAATTGCTAGCTAATAATCCGCTCAATAAAAAGTATTTTTTCGTTATTGATTCTACCAACGGTCTTAAAAGCAAGGCAGATCTTGAAAAGGGAAGTAGCGAAGCAACTAAGGTAGCTGGAGGTGCGGTAATGACGTCTGATTTCCTTAGCAGGGTAACACTCGCAATGACTAAGTTTGGACACATTCTTGGCGTAATCGGACAGGTCAGAGCCAAACCTAAAATCAACCAATACGAAAAACAAGATCCATCTTTATCTAATGCAACTGGAGGTAATGCATTAGATCACTATCCAAATATTTTCCTCCAATATGAGCCCAAATATAAGTCAGATATTATTGGCGATGCTAGCGATCCACTAGGTCACTGGGCTAAAGTAATTGTCGTTAAAACCGACAACGAAAAAACCACCATCGTTAAATATCCCATTAAATACGATCAAGATGGCAAGGGCGGTTCCGTTTGGAGAGAGTACGAAATTGCAGACTTAATGCTTCAATGGGGAATGCTAACGAAAGCGGGCGCTTGGCTTAAGATGTGCAGTAATTTAACAAAAGAATTAATCGGAGAGGGTTTTATTGATAAAGAGGATGAAGAGTTTTCGATCCAAGGCATGGATAAGCTTCGTGAATGGCTGGAGCAAAACAGTGATCTCACGGACTATATGTTTAATAAATTTGAGAAGCTTCTTTCTTGAAGATTAAAAATATATTTGGCAAGGAAGTCAGTAAATCTTTCAAAAAATATAAAATAGATTGGGATAGAAAAGTATCAAATCCTCAAAAAAGGGTAAAAGATATTGTTAAAAATTACTGGTTTGCATCAGATTGTTACGAGGAACTTTACATTCCAAATAGCAAGTTGAGGATAGATCTATTCAATGCTTCGGATAAAACTGTCATTGAAGTTTCTCCACTACAGCATCAACAATATAATGCCTTCCTGCATGGATCTAGATTGAGCTATCTTGAAGCGCAAAAAAGAGACCTGCAGAAAATAGACTGGTGCGATATTAATAATTTTAAATATATTGAGATTGATGAGCAAGATCTAAAAGGCACGGATGAAGATATATTGAGCAAAATACTAGGCTAATAATTAAATTTATTATGTTATTCAAAATTATAGGCTCTAAAAGAAGAGTAAAGCGTGACCTAAGAGAACATATAATAGACTGGGATGCCAAAATAAAAAGGGGCGGTAAAAAAAACTTTGGAAAGCTTCAATATAATGTAAAACAACTTTTAAGACCTCACTGGGAATTACATGTAGTAAACGAAGAGTTTGTTATTCCTGCGACAAGAAGCGAAAGGGGAAGAAGTATTGACTTTGTTAATTTTACAACAAGAACTTGCGTTGAGGTAGATGGGATACAGCATAATAAAAAAAGTTGGTGTCATAAAAACAAATATCAATTTTTCAAACAACTTCGTAACGACAGTTGGAAAGAGCAGTGGGCAGAACTTAATGGCTTTAATATGTTTAGAATTTATGAAACTGACGAACTAAATGACGAATTATTATATAAACTTGGAATTATTTCTTGACTTTCCCAAAAAACATGTTAAATTAACTTATGAAAAATAAAGAAAAGCTCAAAAAGGTTAGTCTTCTTTTAAACGAAATGAAGGTTTTCGTTGCTTATTTAGAAGATATTCACAAAGATTTAGATACCAGAAAATCGGAATCAGAATCTTGTGATAGACCTTGGGGAGCTATAAAAAATCGTGCTAAATCTTTTAGAAATAGTCTTTTAGAATTCTATCGATAAGCTTCTCTAGAACCCCCTCAAAGTGTAATACTAATTATGGAAAAAAAATTAATCGAAAAATGCGTTTCTATGTTCCGAGATGGAGCAGGAAAAATGGAAGTAGTTAGGCTAATCATGGAATGGACTGGCTTAAAAGAAACTGCCGCAAGAAGTAGGGCAACAAATATCTGGAACAACGAGTTTGAAGAGGAATATGTTCCAGTCTCAAATCGAGGACAAGAAGGTTTTAAATCTGAAGATAATGGTTTTAAATCTGGCGGGACAAGGTTTGACCAGAATGACGAAAACAACGCAACAGCTGAATCTAAAAATGAGAACATAAGAACTTTAGAAGACTTACTTGAAGTTTGTAATGTTGATTTAGAATACTGGGAGGTTGAGAGACATATAATTAATAAATGGGAGGTTGCCGCTAAAGATAATATAGGCGAGCTTCGACATTCTCCACTTTATCAAGTCAAGGCTTGGCTAAAGAAGCGTGAAGTAAAAAATGCAGAGGAGGTCGTAAATTACTTCAACGAATCCCTTAAGGGTATTTCTCCTAAAGTTCAAAAAAGAAATGCTGGCGGAAAATATATGTATGAAATTTCCATACCCGATCTTCATTTGGCTAAGCTAGGATGGGAACCAGAATCTGGACAGGATTATGATGTTAATATCGCCGCTAATTTATTTAGATCGGCAGTAAAAGACCTCTTAAGTAAAGTAAATTTAGATGAGGTATGCAAGGTTCTTCTTCCAGTCGGCAATGACTTTTTCAACTCAGAGGGTCTTTCTGGAGCCACTACTGCAGGCACTCGACAAGATGATGATTCTAGATGGCAGAAGTCTTTTAGTATTGGTTGCAATTTGATCTCAGAAGTTGTTGATGAATTATCTAAAAAGGTTAATGTAGATATCGTTATTGTTCAAG